ACTACAGTGGTATTTATAATACCTTACATAATATATGGGGACTTTTCCGTATATTTCAACAGAAAAGTCCTTTTATCATTACTTCTCGTTGACGAAGTCGTTTAACATTCGTGCAGTTGAGATGACTTCTTCAGTAGAAACAAACTGATCTGACATTGATTTCTTGTCATTTGGAAAGTTGTCATTGTGTTGTACAATGGCATCATTCGATCTGTATATATTTCCAGTGAGTAAGCTCTCAGCCTGCTGAAGTAAATCGGCACGTATCTCGTACCCTGATTTTCCTGCTGACATAATAGTCTCCTGTGTGTGTGTTTCCTGGTTCCTCCAGGTCGGTCCTTACGTGTTAGCTACTGGTGCTTCTGGAGCTGTATTAGCTTCTTCAACAGATTCTTCTGCTGGAGCTTCTAATAATTGTGCAAGTCTTTTTTGCATTCCGTCTAATGACATAGCAACCTGATCTGCATTAAACTGAGCTTCAAAAATTGAATTTTCAGCTTCTTGCTTCTTCTTGGCTAGGTCGTTACACTGTGCGTAAAGATATCTGCCTTCTTCAGACATATCCTCAACCATGTATTCTACATCGTTAAGAACTACTTTTGCTGGCTCTTGGACTTCTTCCGTTTCGCCATCTATTACTTGATTTTCTTCTGACATGAGTTACCTCTTCTTTCCTATATTATATTTAGTTACTAAATCCCAATCACCCTTTTGGCTGAATGGTATCACCTTGATCTGACTTAAAGGAGAGATAGGGTCTATTGATTTCTCTGGTACAACCAGCTCAACGAGTCCCCATTCTGCCAATAAGTTAGCTATCGTATTTCGTCTTGCGACATCGTCATTAGTAAAGTCTGTTGGCTTGCCGTCAAGACCAAACAGTTCTTTGAAATGTACAATGTAGTATTTACCTTGCTTATGCAAGATGTGGCAAGATTGAAATAAAGTTTCACTTTTTTTAGAAGCTACTCCGATTCTTGTTAAGGTCTCTCTGACCTTCAAAAAGTCATCTGCTTCCTTGAGCGTGACTTCTACCATGTTATCTATTGTTATCATTGTCTTTTATACCTATTGTCACTTTTTCCCTGATGACGCGAAGTTGATTCTCATTTAACAAACTGAGTGCCTGGCGTGCTTTAGGGAGTGATAAATTATAAAATTCACTAACAATATCCAAGTCATCATTTTGCTCTGGTTTAGACCATTTAGCGAAACGCTTCTTTGGTCTGATACTATTTAGAAGAAACTCGTATTGGAGTCTATTGTCTAAAGTACTATATCTATTCATCTCATTAGCGTATAGTAACGTATCAGTAAAGTATGATAATGTTCTGTTTGTTATGTATGGCACATAAGTGCTCTCAGCGAGCTCATCATTTTCTGTATTAGTCATGATGTTCTTCTTGGTGAAGTTAATACTGTTAATAAAGTCGAATGGTTTCAAATCATCCACCCTATAACAATGTTAGCCATAATTAAATATACACATACTAAGTTACTCAATACTATAAAAGTTCGTATCATGGATATCCTATTTTCGTTCGTAGCATCGTATCCGTCTTCCTCATCGAAAGAGCCTAGAGCATGTTTCCATATAGTCCACAGCTTCTTCATTAGTGGATCCACTCTAAACCAAACATTGCACCTGCAATATAAAATAAAGGACCAATAATTAATAAGTCCATTACAAAATGCAGCATGAAGCTCATTGCAAATATCTCTTTCCAATGTACCCTACAAATGTCTAACCACTCTGCTATCTTTTTCATTTTTGTTTCTTTAACCAGTCTCTGTAAGCTATTGGATCCTTTGTTTTTGATATGTATTCTTTATATAATTCTTTTGAATCTTTAGATTTATTCATAGCAGTCACCCAACCATCTGAGTTGTCCTGCCATCTTTTATCATTTGAATTCACAATCTGCCATAACCTGAGTTAAGAATGCAACAAGATTAACTTCTTGATCACCTACAAAAGCTGACTTGTATTGATAGTCAGCAATATGCAATACTAATTGAGGTATGGAGTTAGGTTGTAGTTTATCACTAGACCTATCATACAGCTTTCTCATGATTGCAGTAGGATCCGAATCTACATTCGTTCCAACCCACTTACGCATTCCAGTAAAGTTCTTATCTTTAAGGAACCCTATCAATGCTGCAAATGATTCCTCAGTAGAGTTTGCAAGTATTCCAGTGTCGATCTTACCTGTAGCACTATACTTCTGTAGCTCATTGATAACACGTCTCCAATCTGGATAGTGCTTATTAACAATCTCAGCTACAACTGGCTTATCATATGGTACTTGTTCAGTGTCTAGGATGTCACATATACGGTTGAAGAATGCACCAGCTAATACAGGAGCATCTTTCTTTGCAAAGGTAAAATCTATAACACTACATCTGGAATGTAGTGGTGGTATAATCCTATTCTTGAAGTTGCATGTAAGTATGAACCCACAGTTCTTACTATACTCTTCCATGAAGTTACGGAGAGCTGGTTGTGTAGATTGTGGATTGAGATAGTCAGCTTCGTCCAGTATTACATACTTCCTACCTTCACTGAATGATACAGTAGTAGCAAAGTTCATAATATCCGTACGAAGAGTATCAATATTACCAGACAAAGAACCGTTTACAACAATGTAGTCAGCTCCAAGCTCATCTAACATTGCTTTGGCTACAGTAGTTTTACCTACTCCAGCAGATCCAGTCAGTAGTAGATTAGGAATGTTTCCTTGTTCTACAAACTGTTTGAATATCTTTTTAGTCTCTGCAGGTAATATGACATCATCTAACTTATGGGGTCGATACTTTTCGACCCATAAAAAATCATTGAGCATAAATCACCTATTCAAATGTAGAGTGTCCCTCAGTAGCAATCCAGTAAGTTAGCTTCGGACCATGGTCGTTAGCAGACTTAAACTTTGCAATGCCTTTGGAAGACAGCTCTACGTCATAATCAAAATTCATCACCTTCATATTCTCAATCTTAAAGATTGCTGAGAATACTTTACCACTTGCATTACTATCAATTACATTACTGTAGTTGTCTGCAGTTGGATTCTTAGAGCTGATGGCCTCCAAGTTAATTACACTTCCGTCAGAAGATATGGCAATCTCAGGTAGTCCCATTACGGAAGCTGCCTTCATTGTATTGCTTAGATCTTCCCACTTAAGAGTGACAGCTACATCAATATCAGGTAGCTGAATCTCTTGTGAAGGTGGTGTAACAATCATTTGTGGATCTGCAAACGTATAGTTTACTGATCTCTTTGCATCACGTACCGTGACGAACTTCTCATTGAAGTTCAATGCAGGGTCATCAAACAAAGTCAATACACCTAAGAACCTATTCAGTTCATAGAAACAACCATTAGATGGTAGCGTGTCGTCAATCTCTGCTTTAGCCATGATAGACTTCTGCGGAGAGATAGTTTGTATAGTTGACCCAGGCTTAAACTCAATACCTTGGTTGATGATTGAGAAAGACTTGAGTACGTTTATTGTATTTTCACTTAGTTTCATAATATATCACTTGTTACATTTGTTTGTTTTTACCGACCTTTGAAGGGTCAGCAGTTGCAGCAGCTCCGATAGATGCTAAGTCTTTTAATGACCCACCAAATACCATACTACCCATGTGCTGGAGTTCCATCCATGGACACAACCAGACTTTCAGTCCTATCCTTCTAGCCCATTGACAGAACATATAATCTTCTGACAAATATCTATTAGAATATTCTTTTTCCTGAGTCAAAGTTGATGTCTTATTAGCAATGAATGCTTTTACTTCATCTGCCTTTGCTTTAGGATTCTCTTCAAAGAATGCTTCCATCTCTTTATTGATGTTAGCAGTCTTATCGTCAATGAGAGCATCAAAGTAAGCAATAATTTCTCTTGACCCATCGAAGTTCTCAGTTCTAACATGGTCTGGTTTGTAGCTCATATGTGAGTACTCATCAGCAAACTTCTGTAGACCAGGCTTAGTGAACATCATGAACCCTGTACCGCCTTCTAATACCTCACAAGGCTCTGTAAGGTTCATTGTGTTACCACCATCGGCTGGGTTGAATACATAGTCACCTACGAACTTAGATAAGATCTCAGGGTCTTCATCAGCCACACCTTGGTTTACACCAGTCACAATCTTCTCCCATGAAATACATTTCTTAGGATACGGCGCACACATAACATCATACTTACATTCTGGATCATCTGGATCCATCATTGCCATCATAGTGATGACATCGTTAGGGTTGAATGATATGTCAGCATCAATGAATATCATATGAGTACAATCTGATCTCATAAACTCATCAACACAATAGTTCCTTGCTCTAGTGATCAAAGATTCGTTGAATAGATAGTAAAACTTAGCTTCTACTTTGTAGTGCATGCACAATGCTGCTAAGTCATTAGTTGACTTAGTATACATACCTGCACACATACCGCCATACATTGGTGTTGCAATAAACAGTTTACGTTTCTGCAGCTCTTCTATCTTGATACTAATTTCCACTTAAAACTCTCCAGTATACTTTGTGTCGTGATCCGTGCCTACACCATAGTCACCATCATACATTGATAGTGTTTCAGCTTCGAACATTAGGAATTGGCCTACACGTGCACCTTTCTCAATTGCAGCAGGGCCATGTGCTACATGAAGTAGACCAGCCATCACACCATTATAACCTGAGTCATAAAGACCTGAGGTAATGTGACAACCATTTCTGTTTAGAGTAGACCTTGTAATAACCCATCCAGCATAACCTTCTGGTATTGTTACAATGTTCTCCATAATAATTTCATACACACCAGGTTCCAGACAGAACATATTGTTCTTATCAGGAGCTATCTCGTCGGATCCTCTATGTGTTTTCTCTTGATCTGTTATGACAAAAGTCTTATCTTTAAGACGAAACATCTTATCGACCCTGAGGTCAACAGCATTAGGTTGACTGTCTCCTTCTTGTACATTAGTTAACAGATCGCGTTGCATCTGCGGTGATAAAATATGTATCATACTCATTTCTCGTCCTGTGTAAAGTGCCACAATAGTATTGTATAGTGAATGATCTTCATAAGGTCTTTCTTATTGTAGCCCTCTTTCTTACCATACCTCATAGCGTATTTGATTATGTTTGAATGACAGGCTTCTTTCTCCTGTCCCATTTGTTTCCAGACATCAATAGTCTGAATCTCTTCGTCCTTAGTTCCAGCTTTCTCATTTACATAATGAGCTGAGTATGTAGAGGCAACGTATTCGCTTATCTCTTTTAGAATCTTATCTTCGTTGAATCTATACTTCATTGATGCCTCTTACTAATTCGTTAATGTAGTCCATGTTATGTTTAGCTAACTGGACTAGTGCATTATCTTCTATCTTGGCTTGAAAGTCAACATGCTTCTCGAACTTACCGTCAAAAAGTCCTGTAGGAGAGTTATCAAACTCTACACCATTGAAGCCAGCCCATATAGCTGCACTTGAATCCCAAGTGTCTATACCGAACTCTTGCATCAATGCTATCTCGTTTGGTCCATCTACCATACCTAAGAAGTGAATCAGCTTACCATTATCTTTAGCTAACTGCAATAGGCCTCTTGCTTTAATCTCGTTCATAAACTTCCATCTACTCATAAACCTTTGCAAGTTGTTTCCTTTCTCACAATTATATGCATGAGGAATAGCTAGTATGCTAATACCAATATAATCAATAAGAGGATTGCTTGCTGCAAATGCAAATGATAAGATAAGGTCTTCGAGGTCGCCCTTAGCTGATTGAGGTACAAAGAAAGTACCAAAGCCTTGTTCTTTGAATGCAGGTGCATAACGTCTAGCGTCATCGATACCTACCATAGAAGGCATATCTGGATAGTCTGGTATAACAATATAGTCAGCGTCAACTTTCTTAGCTAAGCCAACTAACTCGTCTGGTGGAAAGTTAGGCATTCCTGCCTTGAACATCTCAAAACCTGAGTTGTCCATTATGTTTATTGTTTCTGGTCTCTTACCTTGCTCTACATAAAACTCACAATACTCATTATCCTCAGCAGCAATGTGTGCTAAAGTAAGATGTGTTGATTGTTTCTTGACTAGATCAAGATGAGGGACGGGTGCGATATGACAAAATCTCATTCAAATACTCCATAATATAATAATAATTAATCTTTCTGTGGTTCGCCTGCTTTACCTGATGACTTAGGACCATCTTGCTTAGTAGGAAGTGTATCAGCATATCTGATCTCCCAACCTTTGCCTGATAGTTCTCTGATATTGTCTACATTAAATGTTGATCCAACACCAGCAAATGTACAGTTCTTGCCACACTTAGATACTGTGAATGTCTTACCATCCTTTTTAGCTAACACTAGTGTGTTATTTCCGATCGTATCTTTGACCGACTCTTTTTCTGATATAAAATCCTTAAACTTGTCCATGTGATGTGTACTCGATTACGCTACCATTCTCGTTATCCTCTGAGATATCTATTGTTAGATCTCTTCTAGGATACTTTGTATGTATGTATTTAGCTAAATCTTGAGCCATCATCTCACAACTTTTATAATCTAAGTTCATCACTCCATTAGAATATAGCGCTTCCAGTTCTCTTTTGAACTGAATAAACTCTACATCTCTATCATCATGGAACACTTCTAGTTGTACTTTGAAGTGAAACATATGACGATGTGGGTACCCCAAGAAAGAAACATCATCTGCTCCTCCTGTGGCTAGTTTAGGATCCGTGAGGGCAGCAGGATACTTGTGTATACCTTCCCTCTGAAACTTTACGTATATCCAAGACTTCTTATTAATCATTAGTCTAGTATCCCATATCCACCTGTGGACACTGCAATAGCATTCCATGGATGTAGTGATTCTTCATGTGATGCCACAATACTGAAGTCGTCTATCTTACCAAACTTAACCCATGTATCTAATGCATCATGCATAATTCTGACAGCATCTTCTGAGAACAATAAGTTAGCACCATTCAGTTCTGCAAATGCTTGCTCGTCTCGTCTCTTAACAACTATCTGTACTTCTGTAGGAATGTTCTCTCTAGCTAGATCAACTAAGTCCTCAATCCATACAATGTTATCGTCAGTTCTATCAAAGGCTACTTTGACTTTTAGGATTGATCTTTGACTATGAGCATTAGCTGCTGCATTTCTTTTCTCTCTAGCATCATGAGCTAGTTCAAATGAGCATGGGCATGTAGATGAATAAACATAATCAATAGTAAGGAACCATTTATATTTTCCTTCACGATATTGTCCTTCTAATTCAGTCTTATATGCAATGTGTCCTCTTTGTTTCACATCAGGATTGTCTTTCTTTTTAGTCCTTAGAGCTTCCTGGTACATTGGATACTTGAACCTTAGTTTAACATATGCATTCTTAGTTCCTTGACCCTCTGCAAGTTCTTTCAATGCAGCCTCCATACCATCTAATGATAGTTGATCTTTAATCTTCTCATGCATAATGAGATATAATCTTGATAGATTAAGACCTTTGGCCATTGGATCATCTAATGAACAATATAGTGATGCTTCTGTTTGTAATAGCTTCTCTTCACCACCGCTTCTACTTCTAAGTCGTACTGGTAGATCAACTGGCGCAATACCTACTTTCTTTAAAGGTACTCTTGCTCCAGGTAATACTGGATCCACTTGTGGATCAGGTAGGTCATCAGTATAGAAATCTTTATCATAACTAAAGATAGTTCCTGGCATTTTACTTGAGTAATCAATATCTGGCATTTACGCTCTCCTTGTAGTTGCTGAGTTAGCTTCATGTTCACGAGCAGTTACTGACTCAACCCAGCATCTATCTCCATATAACTCTTCAATAATTTCTGATGCTTTAACAAACACTGACTCTGAGAACCTCTCACAGCCTACTGCATCTACAATCCTGAGGTCTACTAAATCTTTCTTAGCAAGATCAATAAATGTCTCTAACTCTGGATCATCCTTAGCAACAAGATACGTATGATCAAACTGATGCTTCAACCATTCCTTAAGAGGCTTGAGACCTCCAAAGTCTACAATCCAATTCTTCTCATCTAATGCCTGTCCACCAAACACAAGATCAAACTGTAATGCATATCCGTGTATTAGATTGCAATGACTATCTGCACGCCATTGTCTGAACGCACAACTGTGTCCAGTTGCATGCGTATATGTTTTACCTGATTCATATTTTAATTCCATACTATTTTAATTCCTCTTCTCTGTAATTCGTTTATGCACTTAGCTCTTCTCTTACGTATAGCATTATCTTTGTTAATGTAATCAAACAATTCTTTCTTTGACATACTCTTTATATAATGATGAACCAATGTCACCTGCTTTGTTTGTCTGTTTACTTCTTTTGCTGAAGGGCTAAATTTTATAGGCATAATACTCCATGGTTATGTGACGATATTATACATTCTTTCTAGTTAAATGTCAACCAGTAAAAATACCAATATAATTTAATAAGTTGTGCATATCGTCAATTGAGTTTAGTTCATCTGTTGGTATCATTGAATTACCACTTACTGATATTCTAACCTCATTACTGTTGTTCTTTTTAGTAAAGTGAGGAATAAAATCTGGAAAGAGAACTAACTTACCAACCTCTGGTTCTACTTCTGTAATTGTTCTGTTTGCACAGGCTTCAAAAGTAAACACAAGAGGACCTGAATCTTTAGGTACTTTAGAATAATACACCCATGAAATTCCTGGTGGTCGGTCGGTTGCTTTGTGTGAATGGAACATGGTTGATTCTTTAGGAAAAAGAATATGTGCCCATTCGTTGAATGTTTTTAATTGTGGATGTACCTCTTTCTGTATAACTTTATCAACAGCTACTAGTAGCTCAGCTATTGCAGGTACTTTTTTAGGTAGGTATGTATCTTCCTGGAATGTATGGTTTTCTGACTCGGACAATCTAATATCTTTACGTGACATAATTGCATCGTTGATTGCATCATTATCCATTGATAACTTATGCTCAGAATGACCTAATAATAATAAAGGTTTAAACACCGATCAAGTTCCCCCAAAGGTATGTGTGTACTCTTGCACTTACTTTATACCCTCTTTGGTATGCCATCCTTGCAACATCACCATCATGGACTTGTTGTCCTTCTACTGTAGCACCACTTGGCATAATCCATATAGGCCAATCTACTCCAGCTGCTCTAAACTTCTCTACTGTCTCATCTAACTCATCCCATGCATGCTTATGTCCTGTCAACACAAACTTGAGGTATCCTTTATCTGCAAACTCCATATACTTAGCGACCGTATCTGGTCTTATAGCTCTCTTAGTTGTCTCACCAGCTACAGTAAATAATTTAGGACTACATGATATCATCAACTCGCCAGGATAGTTTTTCCAGAACTCTGTAAACTCTGCTCTCGGTTCTTGTGTACCATTGGTCTCATATGTAGTAAATTTAGGCCAGTCTCCATCATCAAGATAGTGTTGCATAACTTCCATTGTACATAACTGAGCATGCTTCATTAATGGCTCACCGCCAGTGTAGCACATATGTCTATCTAACCACTTGCCATTATTCCATTCATTAGTAAATGCTTTTCTAATATTGTCTGCTATTTCTCTTGAGGTCTGCTTCTTCTGTAAGTGCTTAAACTTCTTGGACCATGAGTATGAACTATCACAACCATATTCCCACACAGGTAAGTCTTCTAACCTATTAATTTTTATGATATCAAAGTCTTTGTATGGTAGTTTGAATGTACTTGGATCCGTCGGATCATCTTGACTGAAACCATTACATTGTAGGTTGCATAGATAAAATCTCAACCACGCAGTAGGATACCCAGTATATTCTCCCTCACCTTGAATTGAGTCAAATATTTCTGAGTAGGCGTATTCGTTATTAAGCGTCTCGGATTGTGTCATCATGATTCCATTTGATTTCTTCTTTTATTTGTTTAACCCAATTCAGACATCGGTTTGATGTTAGGTCTGATTCATTATCCTCATCAATTGGCAGACCATAAAATAAACCATCTTTGTCTATACCTTTTGATTCTGGATACTCGTATCCTTCTTGACCTACCTTACCATACAATGTACCGCCATTCTCTAATACTACATCGGCCATCATACCTAAAGCATCTACAAAGTTATCACCATAACCAATTTGATCCCCTAAGCCATATAGGGCAACTCTTTGGCCATCAAAATCAATCTTCTTAAACGTATCGTAGTAATCATTCCAATCATCTGAGTATTGACCATACTCATCTAATCTAGGTTCACACCATGTAGGTGCACCTATCACTGTAAGATCACAATCAGTCCAATCCTTCTTTTCTACTTGAGCAAGTGATTTCATTGAGCACCAATAATTATTCTTAGCAAACAATCTTAGTATTGTCTCACCAACTCTCTTAGTGAACCCTGTCTCTGTTCCATATATTAGATTAACTTTCATCTCTGTCTTACCTGCTTGTTAGCATTTTTTAATTGTTTGCGTACTTTGTTGAGTACTTTCTTCTGCTTATCTCTAGCTCTGTTAAGAGCAAATTGGCTCAATGTATCAGTAAATCTTTTACCTTGCATATGCTCATACTCATGTTGAAAGACTCTGGCAGTCATACCAGAAAACTTTCTAACAACTAGATGACCATGTGGATCCTGAAACTTAACTCTAATAGAACTAGGTCGCTTAACCTTAACATATAAGCCTGGATACGATAAGCATCCTTCATCCATCATAACTTCATCATCACTGAATGCTGTAATCTTAGGATTAAAGACAGCATACACTGGCTCACCTACCATTACAAAACATCTATGAGGCAATCCTAATTGATTAGCTGATAGACCTATACCACTAAAATGATTCATATGAGCAACTAAGTCTTGTGCTAACTCTACAGCATCTATTTGTGGATCCGCAAAGTCAAATTCTTCTAAAGGATTATTCAATATAGATGCAGATGCATCTACCAACTTATATTTAAGTTTGAAGTCTTGTGTTGATTGCTCTATCATGCTACCCTACTAAAGTTTTTAGTTTTCTCAAATCTGATCACATTAGTGAACTTGTCCAGTAACTGATCAGTCTTATGGGATATTATAATGATATTTGTGTCAGAAGTCAACTCTTTTATTATTTTTAAGAATTCATCTGTTCCGCTCGCATCTAACGAACTGTCAAATATCTCATCCATGATCAGTAAGTTGGTGCTAGCGCTGTTCTTTAGCTTAGCAATAGCTCTCCAAGTGAACAACAATGCTAGATCAATTCTCATCTTCTCACCTTCAGAGAATGATGCATACGAGAACTCATCTCTATGTCTTGATCTGATTGTTTCTTTAAAGCTGTCGTCGAGATTAAAGTCTACAAAGAACTCCATTGCTGCCAAGTATTTATTAATCAACTTGTTCATTACTGGAACATATTGTTTGATTATTCTTGCTTTGATACCTGTATCTCTAAGAAGAGTT